TTGTTTTTCCAATGCTTGACGAGTTGCTCTAGAAGTTGTTGTAATTATTGCACCTGTTTCTTTGTCTTTATACTGTATAGTATTGTTAGATAAACCAGCACGTAAATCAGACACTGCTCCATTAATAGATGTTTTTTCCTCGTTGTATACCGCTAACTGTTCCTTAACATTATCTCGTTTAGTTTCTATTAATTCAATCTGGGCATCAATTGTTCCTGCTTTTGCAGCTGTTTCTTGATACGCTGCAGATAAAAAGCCATAAATACCCATACTAGTAATTAGTATTAATACTACACAAGCTACAGATAAATAATATTTTAATAATTTAGGTAATCCTTTTCTATATTGATAAAGTAAAGAGGCAATTACTAATTTAGCTACTTCTAAAGAAGCTGCCATAATAATAACTGCAAATGCTGCTCCAGCAAATAATTTACTAAGCCCACTAATTGAGTAAAAAGCAGCTGATATACTTACAGCTAATGCTGATAGAGCTATTATAAAAGGAAATATTCTTTTTTGAATTTTAAGCCACATAACATAGTTTTTAGTTTCTAAAACCCTTATGCTTATCTATGCGGTCTAATATTTTATTTAATTCATTAATTTTAATCAAACCTGCCATAGAGGCATTTTTAAGGGCACTTATTATTTGTAGTACCATGAACGGTACAATAATTACTTCAGATAGCCAACCTGCTCCTGTAAATCCTTTTTCTACCATTAATATAACAGTTAGAATGGCTAACCATACAAATGTATTTTTAGTTATTTTTAAAGCTTTGTATGTTTTAAATCCTTCTCTTTTTATACCTGCCCATATTCCAAAAACTCCATCTAACCATAATACAGCTACTACAGCTAAATATTGTTCCATGTTGTCCATTGATAAATTTAAAAAATATGTGCACAAGTATGTGCAAAATGATGTTATTCCCACTATAGATAATTTTGTTTGCATTCTGTTATAAATTTATAAGCATTTCTAATAATTCTGGTTGAGGGAACATATCAAATTTATCTTTTCTGGTATTAGTATGTGTCCACATTCCTTTGACTCTTCCATAATAAGCATCAGGATTAAATTCAAATCCATCTGCACCTTTAGCTTTAACTTCTTCAACTAATCCTTTAGTAACATCAATATTGTCTCTATTTGCTATATATAAAATCCACAATCTTAGAGTTTCAATTTGAGCATCAGAATATCTATGCCATGTTTTATATCCTCTAAATGGTTTATCTAATGTTACAATTTGATCTTCAACTACATTAGTACCTGCGTATGTTTTACCATTTACTATGTATCCAAAATTGTTAACTTCAATTCCTACAGAATTAGTGTGCATTCTTTGATTCCCATTTTTTCCTAAGTGCCATCCATAATTTCCATCAGGAAAAGCTTGTACTAAAGTACCATCATACTGATCATCATTTCCTTTTACAGATTGACCACCTAAAACAAATTCAGTACATACTTGACCTCTTGAATCTCTTCCCCAATGATCTATTGTCCTAAATGGGTTATTCCATCCTGCTGTGTGGTGAAGAAAAACGTATTCTTTATTAGTTGGTCCTTGTTTATATTCATGTGATGGGAGATAATGTCTATGAATATGTAACCCATTAAAAGTTTCATATATTCTTTCAAAATCATCAGTTGAAAAAGGGGTGTTAGAATCAACTAACCCCATATGTTCTAAAGTAGCTGGGCCTACTATTCCATCAACTTGTAGACTATTATTTTTTTGATATTTTTTTACTGCTGCTTCAGTTCCTTTACCGAAAATGCCATCTGCAGTAATTTGTAAAAACCCCTGTAGTTCTTTAACTTCTTCTCCTTTTGAACCTATTTTTAATATCATTATCAAGCTATTTAATTATAAATATTAGAACTGGTTAGATAATCGAATCTCTTTAATTATTTCTTTTAATTTTGGGAGATCAACTGGGCATTCTAAATCTAGTCCTGCTCTAAAATTTTCTTCTAAAATACCATTTACAAAAATTAATATAGTAGGAGCCATTCTTACTTTATATTTCTTTTTTAATTCTGGGTTTTGGGATAAATCACATCTGTAATAATGTGTGATGTTATTTAATTGTTTAAATTCTTTAAAAGAATTAACATCATTAAATTTAGCCCAAAATTCAATTATTACAATTGAAATTTCATCATCCCCAAATGATGATTTTTCATGTATTTTTTGTTTATAATCTTTATCTTTTATCCAGTCTTGAGCTTGTAAATTAATACTAAAAATTAGAAAGAATAATAATAATAAATGTTTCATATCTATTTTCTTTTTTGTAACTCGTACAACCTTTCATCAATTTTGTCTAATTGAGTTTTAATATCTTCAACATCATCTTGAGTATCCATAATAGTTTGACGAATTAATTCATCTTTAAGATCATATTCTGTCCTATCTATAACAGGTTTAGGAAGTGCTTTTGCTTCTTCTATATCAGACTGTAAAGCAAACCACATACCTACAATAGTTGCTACTCCTACCAAAACCATACCAATGGTTTTTAAATCTAGTGTTACTTTAGTTTCTTCGCTTATTTGTTTTGCCATTTTTTATCTAAATGTAAAATTAAACCCAAATGTGCTATAGAAAAATTCTGAGTCCCACATTTTAGTATACTCACCTTCTATAAATACACCTAAACTTTTACTTATTTTCCACCCCATATTTAAACCAAATTGATAATCACTCCATTGTTCAAATTCAGAATCTTGTGTTAATCCTCCTTGACCCCAATTATTTCTATTACCATAATTATAAAGTGAATCACCTATTACATATGTGTGATATGGTAATAAATAATTAGCATAAGCATGGGTCCAAAATTTAGATGAATAATGATAAAAATCAAAACCAATTACAGGTGATATTAAACCAAATTCCCCAATACCATCCCAAGCTTCATTATTAAAATCATTAATTAAATCTCTAAATACTCCATCTCTAAATTCTAAATCACTATCAGCTACTCTATTACCTTCTGGGTCTAACCAAAAGTAATCAAAATCACTTTGTTCTTCTCCATTTTCATCAGTCCATGTTTGCTCATACCATTGATCTGTATATCCTCTATTATATCCTAAAGTATACCATCTATTAACAATATTACCAGTATCATCTAATTCATTTACCCAAATTTCAAATGGGTTATATCCATAAGCTCTTTGATGGGTTCTAAACATAGCACCTGCTGATAATGAAAATTTTTCTCCAATTGGTAATCTTGCTCTTACTTCTGCTGATTTATATTCAAAATCAAATGCTCCTTGCTTTCTAGATTCAATTTTAGCTATATGGTATTTTCCTGTATGTCTAAGAAAATATCTACTATTAGTCCAAATATCACCTCTATTTCGTTCTTTTTCCCAATGGAATAAATATTCAAATCCTTTAACTGCTGAGGTTGGAGCTGATAATGCTATTTGTCTTTCTCTATCCTGATTACCAGTCCAAAAATTGCCTGGTTTTCTTTCATAGTCAAATCTTGCTAATTTTCTAATACCAAATCCAATTCTATAATCAAAAGGATTATATTCAGTACCATCTACAACTACAGGAATATCAAATATATTACCATTTTCATTAGTTCTTACTAAATATTCTTTTCTAGCTGGTTCATATGAGTTAGAAATATCTCCTGCTCCATAAATTGTACCATATTTTAAAAAATCATTATAAATTTCTTTAAAAAAGGAATCTTTTTTATGTTGTTTATTTTGAGCGTGTGCCTGGAAAGCTATTAAAAGTAATAGCCCTAATAGTAATTTTTTCATTTTTTATATGTTATCGTTGTTATTTTTGTCTTTAGGTTGTCTATTCCCAAAAATCTTTTCCAACCCTGCTATGCCAAAACACCCTAAGGTTATTATTAAAAACGATTCATATATAAACTCATTAATTACTAGACCTTTTTGAAAATATCCTGTAATTAGATCTACCAATGCAAATATTATCATTACTAAGAATGACATAAATCCAATAACACTCTTTTCATTAATGTCATTGTTATCTTTAAATATGTTTTTAAAAGCCATAAATTTTGATTTTAAATTATTCATAATATTATAAACTTTTTTGTTAAAACTATTTTAAAAACAATTATTATTTTTTCGAAGGTTTTCTTCCTCTTTTTTTAGTTGTTCTTTTTCCAGCAGCTGCTTTAGCAACGTCTTTAACTTCTTTTGCTGCTTTAGAAATTGCTGCTTTTGCTTCTTTTGCTTCTTTTTTAACTGCTTTAACTCTTTTTTGAGTCTCTTCAATTGTATCTTCTACTACATCAGGTATTAGATCCTTATCTCTATCGCCTACTTTTCCCGTTTTTTGTAAGTAAATAAGAATACCAATTCCTACTAATACAATTAAACAAATTACTCCAAATGTTGCCATAATAATTAATTTTAATGATTCAATTATAAATATAAAAAAAGAGGTGCTTATGCACCTCTCTTAATAATATAGTTAATTTTTTTTTATTTTATTTTACTATTTCTACTACTGGAGGTGTATATGCTTCAGTTGTAATAGTTACTGTATTTGTTGTGTTAGTTTGTACTGCTGGGTCCTTTAACCATTCAGTTACATATATCCAATTTGTACCATCATAATTAAATTGTTTTGTTGGGTATCCTTTATTACATACATTATCACAATAAACACGTGCTATATGTCCATCCCAACCATATTGCATGTTAAACGTTCCATTTCCAGGGTTTGGTTGATCTACGCTTTTAGGAGGCATTGGGTAAACATTAATATGATCTGAATCAACTTCATTAGAAGATAATTTAACAGTATCACCAGCTGCTACAACTCCAGAATCTGGTCCTGTCATTGCCCAACTTTGTTCCCATTTCATATCTTGATCGGTATTATTAATTACTGTTAAAGTAAATTTAGCAGGGGATGTATTTACTTCTGCTTTTTTGTTAGTATTATTACATGCTACTAATAAAGTAGATGCAATTAAAAGTGTTAATAGTTTTTTCATTTTGTTTGTTTGATTTATTAAATTATTGGTTATAACTATATTATTTTATTTATCCATCACAAGATATACAATCTGCCATTCTAGAACCTAAGTCACCTTTAATGACGGAATCAGTTCTTAAATAATAAAATGTTTTAATTCCCAATTTCCATCCTTCTAAATGTACCTGATTAATCCATTTTGGGGAATCATTTACATCAAAAGATAAATTTAAAGATTGGGTTTGGTCAATATATCTTTGTCTAATAGCTGCTTGTCGCACTAATTCTAATTGGTTAATTTCTGGGAAGGTTAAAAATAATTCTTTTTCATCTGGGGATAAAATACTATCAGGTAATCCTTGTGCAGATCCATCATCAGATAACATTTGATCCCACCATTTATCTTTATCTTCTCCTTTGGCAATTAATATTTTTTGTAATTCTTTATTTTTTCTAATAAATGTTCCTTTAGCTCCATTAAATGTATAAATGTTGGCAGGTAAAGGTTCAATACCAGCACTAATACCTCCTACAATTACTGAGTTAGATACTGTAGGGGCAATTGCCATTAAATGAGTATTTCTCATTCCTGTTCCTTTACACCATAATGGTTCTCCATATTCTGAGGCTAAATCCATAGATGCCTTTTCTGCTTTATTTCTAATATCTGAAAAGATATTATGAGTATGTGCTGTTGATGCTATTGAATTAAATGGTAATCCTTTTTGTTGTAAGAATGAATGCCAACCCATTACACCTAAACCTAATGCTCTACCTTTTTTAGCATGGAAATGAGTTCTTCTTAATGAATCTTTACCATTAGATTTATCAATAAATTCTTGCATTACCCCATCTAAAAACCAAGTTGCTAATTCAACAGCATCTGTGTCTTTCCACTCATCATACTTAGCTAAATTCATAGATGATAAACAACATATAAATGAGTGTTCTTCATCAGTAAATAAAGTAATTTCAGAACAAATATTAGTCATACTTACATCTAAATTATTTAATCTATAAGCAATTGGGTTATCTTTATTAACATTATCCTTATACATTATATAAGGTTCTCCTGTTTCCATTCTTGATTTTAAAACAGTAGCCCATCTATTCATTGCTTCTGGGTCTCTTGCTTCTAATTTTCTCATAAAAGGATCTCCAACAACTACACACTGGTGTAAGTTTAAACATTGTCTATTGGGATCACCTTTGGGTCTACGGATTTGTAAAAATTCATCTATATCTCCATGCTCAATATCTAAGTTTACAGATGCTGCTCCTCTTCTAACATTTCCTTGATTAGTAGCAATAATTGATGAGTCATAAATTTTAGCCCAAGGTACTACACCTTCAGACTTACCATTTCCTGCTATTTCAGTACCCCGTTGTCTAATGCGATTTAATGAAATACCTACACCTCCACCGGATGCTGTTAATTTCATTAGTTCTGCGTTTGTTAACCCTATACCACGTATAGAATCGGGTGTATCAATACCAAAACATGAAATAGGTAATCCTCTATCTGTACCCATATTGGATAAAACAGGTGATGCTAAACCTAACCAACCATTCCACATAAGCTTAAAAAACTTACTTGATAATTCTGGTTTCTTAAGTCTAACAGCAGCTGCATTAGCTACTCTTCTGTATGCTGATTTTACTGTTTCTCCTG